AGCAGCTAAAGCAAGTCTATGCTTATAAGAACAATATAGATTGGGGTCCAAATAGAGACCTTGATCGTAGAGCTATAAAGCAAGGTCAAGCAAATAAAGAGTTAGCTCTTGAGCAGCTTGAATTTGACTTTACTAATGGTTCATCTAGAACTAACCCTGCTTACTACAAAGGTGGTGATATCTCTGATAACCAAGCGTTATCAAGTTCATCTAAACCGATGAAAGGTGTAAGAGACATGATACAAATTCGTAATGATCCATCTCAGAAGTATGGTTCTCCAAGGGGAACTATCACTGAGGCGAATATCAGAAGGAGTGAATATCAAGCACCAGGGATGATGCTTAGAGAAAGAGATATCTTAGCTAAGAATCTTGTAGCTGATCCTTCTTATCAGAAGATATATGGAGAAGCAATGCCAGAGGCTATTGCTGAAGACTTAGGTAATGCAGGTGCAGATCTAATCAGGTTTGTTAATGACTCAGGTCATAGCAGACTGATGGATATACCACAAGAAGATGTTATTAAATACATCAAAGATAAAGATGCAAATAGACCTACAGCTATTGAAGGTATTGGGATACTCAACAAATCTCAGTTAATAGCTACAGATACAGTTCTTGGTCAGCTTCTATATGAAGCAAGAGACTTAGCAAAGGCAGCTCTTAGTGTTGCTGATGAAATAGATGTTGGTGCACCTGGAGGTTTATTAGATGGTCTCATGGCTCGCTATTCAGCTATTGCGAGGATGAGAAAAGAAACCAGTATGCTATCTAGTTTTGAACTAAGAAAGTTTAACTCTGGAGGTAAGCTTAAAGATACCCTTCAAGAAGCTGATGTACGAGGTAAAGCATCTGATGCTGCAGCTAGTGATGCTGCTGCATTTAAACAGCTATTACAAGGTGATGTAGATGATGATCTCTTAGAGTCATTCATACACTTTACTGCTACTTCAAATGGAAGTAAGCAGACTTGGAAGGATATGGATACCTTTTTTAAACGTAAACTTCACGGATATAAGAATGGTGATCAATACCAAAGGAATGCAATCATTAATGAGATGCAGACCATGGGTGTTAACTCCATGTTATCTGGTCCTAAGACTCCAGTAAGAGCATTAGTTGGTACAGGTTTAGGTACTGTTATGCGTCCTGTGGCTACCATTTTAGGTGCTACTGATGACATGACTAGACGTGGTGCTTTCCAATCTCTTGGAGCAATGGTTGATGCTAGACATGATGCTTGGAAGAAAGCTATCGCTGATTTCCAATCCTATACTTTCCATGAGGAAGGTTGGAGAGGTTTAACTCAAACAAAGAAAGATCAAGAATGGAATGCCATGACATCATGGATGGAACAATATGGATCTTTTGGAGATAGAGCTGCAGCCTTAATAGCTAATAACATGAGGGAACTGAATAAGTTACCTGTCTTTAACTATGGTCCAAGGATTATGAAATCCATGGATACTTACTTTACTCAAATCATTGGTAGAGGAAGGCTTAGACAAATTGCATTTGATGATGTCTATACCAGAGCTAAAGATCAAAACATGGTACTATCTGATTCAGATATGGCTGATCTCATTAAAGCTGCTGAAGTAGAGTTTGAAGGAAAGGTATTTACAGCTGATGGAATGGTGTCAGATGAGATGGCTAAATTCTCTGCTGATGAAGCAAAGCTAACTCAAGAATTAAAAGGGTTTGCTAAGGATTTAGATCAAGCATTTGACAAGATGCCATACCTTAGACCGTTCTTCCTGTTTGCGAGAACAGGTGTTAACGCTCTGAAGATGACATCTAAGTACACACCAGTACTAAACAAGTTTATTAAAGAACATGCTGATATCTCAAGTCTCCCCTGGGATGCACCAGAGATGGCTCAATACGGTATCAAGAGTCAACGTGACTTAGAACTGGCTCAGTCAGTTATGCGTGGACGTATGACTATTGGTTATGGAGTAACAGCTACAGCTTCCTTAATGGCACTTAATGGTGATATCACAGGTAATGGTCCTCCAGATAGGCAACTCAAGAACTCTTGGATGCAAGCTGGATGGCAACCTAGATCCATTAAGGTTGGTGGTAAGTACATAAGTTATGAAGCATTAGAACCATTCAATATGTTCTTTAGTTTCATTGCTGATGTTGTTGATTCCCAGAAAGTTATGGGTGATGAGTGGGCTGGTAACTGGTTCAGTAAAGCTTCTTATTTACTCAGTGCTAACGTAACAAACAAATCATTCCTTGCAGGTCTACTTCAATTACAAGATCTACTTACTAGCCAAGGTGGTGATGCTGCACGTGTAGCAGCAAACTTTGCTAATAACCAAGTACCACTAGCAGGTTTAAGGAATGAGATAGGTAAAGTATTCTCTCCAGGTATGAGGGAATTAGAGTCTGGATTCTGGCAAAGTGTAGGTAATAGAAACCTATATGTTGACTTAAAAGATGACGATGGGTTCCTACCACATAGGTATGACATTTTAAATGGTGAGAAATTACGTGATTATGATCCTGTAACAAGACTTGCCAATGCAATCCTACCTATAAACCTAAATGTTGGAACTAACGAAACTAGGGAAATGCTATTCCGTAGTGGTATTAGTTTTAAACAAACATTTAATACAGGTCCAAGAGGTCAAAGCTTAGAAGGTCATCCAGAATTAAAATCTAAATTCCAGTTCTATATAGGTCAACAGAATATAGAAGCTCAACTTGAAAAACTCTTTGAGAATCCTCAGATTGTTAATTCCATACTTGTGATGGAAAGAGATAGAGCTGAAGGTAGAACATATGATCCATCAAAGAACATACATGGTGATGCTATTAGACAGATCTTTAATACTGCAAAGACAAATGCGTGGGCGTTATTACTAGAGAACAACCCTCAAGGTAGAGCTTTAGATTATGCACATAGCATGGGTCAATTAGAAGATAAGTTGAGACGTCAAGGTAAATACCAGAAAGCGAAAGATGTATATTCCCAAGTTAAACAATTTGAAAAACAGATGAAAGTTAAATAACCACCCATATTCCCAATTATAGCGACATGGCTGTTACACAAAACCAATACACAGGGAACGGATCGACCGTTCTTTTTTCATTTACATTTCCATATTTAGCAAGTACCGATGTCAAGGTTAAAGTTGACGGTACTGATACAACTGCATTTACCCTCGCCAACGCTACAACTGTACAGATGAACGCAGCTCCCGCTAACGGAGCTGTAGTCGTCGTTTACAGGAATACTGACAACGATAACAAGAAGGCTACATTCTATCCTGGTTCAGCGATTAAGGCGGAAGACTTAAATAATGACTTTGACCAAATCCTATATGTAGCACAAGAGGTTGATAATAACGCTTTAGATGCACTTGGTACTAGCCCTATGCAAGCTAATCTAAATATAGGCGGTTATAAATTAACTAATGTAGGCACACCTACAGCTGGTACTGATGCTGCAAATAAAACATATGTAGATACTCAATCCTCAGCTGCTGTTGCTAGTTCTGTGGCTGTAGGTACAGACCTAAGCAAAGCGACATCAAGTGGTGTTACTACATTTGCTCATAACGTAACTGGTGCTAACCAAACAATTAATAATAGTGATGGTACTGTTTTACAGGATATTACTATCAGTGCTCAAGGTCACGTAACCTCAGCAGGGTCAACAGATCTTGATAATCGTTACTACACAAAGACTACTTTAGATGGTGGTCACTTTGATAGTAGGTATTACACAGAGTCAGAGTTAAATGCTGGACAATTAAATAACCAGTACTATACAGAAACAGAATTAGATGCTGGTCAATTAGATAACAGGTATTATACAGAGACTGAACTTAATGCAGGTCAGCTTGATAACAGATACTACACTGAAGCTGAGCTGAATGCAGGTCAACTAGACACAAGATATTTTAGACAAGATAGTAGTGAGACAATCAGCCAAGGTGATACTTGGTCTGGTAGTGATAACTACATAGCTACTACAGCTGCTATTGATGCAAGGATTACAGACCTTGTTGAAGAGGTTGGTGGTTTTGTACCAATAGCTAATGAAACGAGTTTCCCAACAAGTAACCCAGATATAAACAATGGTGCTGGTACTCTTATCAGTATCAAGGCTATGTCTTCCTCACGTACTCCAAGTGGAGGTGTGGTTACTATTTCTGATGGAGCTGGTAGTGGAGTTACAGTAACTATTAATGGTTGTGGAACTACCGTTCTTACAGCTGGCTATGGTGTAATTCTAGAAACAACAAGTACAACTCATACATATAACTTCCATCGACTATCTCCAAGTACACTTAGCATTACTACAGTTTCAAATAATATTAGTAATATTAATGCTGTTGCAAACAATGAAACTAACATCAATGCTGTAAATAATAACTCTACAAATATCAATGCTGTAGCAAATAATAATTCAAACATTACAGCTGTTGCTGGTAACGCAACTAACATCAACGCTGTAGCACCTAATGTTTCTAATATATCAGCTGTAAACGCTAACGCTACTAATATCAATACTGTTGCTGATAACAATAGTAATATCAATACAGTAGCTGGTGCAGCTAGTAATATTTCAACAGTTGCTACAAATATCTCTAGTGTTAATAACTTTGCAGATCGTTATCGTGTAGCAAGTTCTGCACCTTCTTCTAGCTTAGATGTTGGTGATCTTTACTTTGATACGACTGGTAATGAATTAAAGGTATATAACGGTAGTGCTTGGCAAGGTGGTGTAACAGCTACTGGTAACTTAGTATCTAAGTCTGGAGATGAGTTTACAGGTAATATAACTTTCTCTGGTAGTCAAACAGTTGATGGTAGAGACCTTTCTGTTGATGGAGCAAAGCTCGATACTATAGCAACTAATGCTAATAACTATGCCATATCTTCTGATCTACTTGATCAAGATGACATGGTATCCAACAGTGCAACTAAAGTACCAAGCCAACAGTCAGTTAAAGCTTATGTAGATAACCAAACTTTATCACTGATTGATGAAGATGATATGTCTACTGATAGTGCTACTAGACCTCCTAGTCAGCAGTCAGTTAAAGCATATGCAGATACTAAAGCACCTAAAGCTTCACCTGCTTTTACAGGTACAGCTACTGGAGTTAACCTGACACTAAGTGGTGATCTTACTGTAAATGGTACAACTACTACACTTAACTCAACTACTGTCAGCATTGATGATAAGAACCTTGAATTAGGTAAGGTCTCAACACCAACAGATACAACAGCTGATGGTGGTGGTATTACACTTAAAGGTGGTACAGATAAGACGTTTAACTGGGTTAATAGTACTGATGCTTGGACGTCTTCAGAACATATACATTTAGGAGATGATAAAAAGCTACTTCTTGGAACTGGATCAGATCTCCAGATCTACCATGATGGAACGGATAATTATATTTATAGCGACAACAAAACTTTATGGCTTAATGCTAATGGATCAGACATTCGTATTAACCCAGTTAATGCAGAGAATAGTGCTAAATTCATAGCGAACGGAGCCGTAGAACTCTATTACGACGGCAGTAAGAAGTTTGAGACAACCTCTACTGGCACAAGCATAACAGGTAATTGTTCTATTACTGGACATTTTTATGGACCAGATGATTCAGAACTAAGACTCGGAACAGGAGACGATTTAAAAATATATCATGATAGTAATACAAATATAATAGATGCTTCACAAAATCATCCTATATCGTTTAGACGAGGTGGTGTTGAACAATTCTTTATAGGTAGTGCCGAATTTAAAGGAGGAGATGATAAGAAGATAAAGCTAGGAACAGGAGATGATCTCCAGATCTACCATGATGGATCTAGCTCAACTATTTACGAAAATGGAACTGGACCTTTAAATATTCAAACAAATAATAGCAATATTAATATTAAAGGTGGTGGCAGTGCCGCCCACAATATGGCTATATTCAAGAGTACTGAGGGTGTAGAACTCTATTACAACAACGTCAAAACTTTTGAAACACAGTCTAATGGAATAACAGTTTTAGGTCCAGAAGGAGGTTCTGCTCAGATAAATCTATATTCCGATGAAGGTGATGATAATGCTGATCTTTGGAGAATTGATAATAAAAATGACGGTACTCTTTCAATAGAAAATTATACTAGCGGTTCTTGGGAGACAAATTTAAAACTTACTGGCAATGCAGGGGTAGAACTCTATAACAACAATACAAAGCGTTTTGAAACAACTGCTGGCGGAACTATTGTTACTGGAACGCTAGATACAACAGATAC